CGAAGATGATGACGACGATCAAGCGCGAGGCAAGAAGCAGCTAACTCCTGAAGAGAAGCGTGCGCAGCGCCAAAACCGCAAGTTCCGTCGTCGGGCCGCGATTGAGCACAAAGAGCGCGAATTGGCGTTCCTGCGTGCCGAGAACGAAGAGTTCAAGCGCCGCCTAGTGAATGTTGAGAAGCAGACCAGTCAGTTCAATATCTCTGCCGTTGACCAGAAGCTGAACGAGGCTTTGAACGAAGCTCAGTTGGCTGAGCGGATCATGGCGAAGGCTATTGAGCAGGGTCAGGGCGAAGATGTCACCAAGGCACTTCAGATCCGCGACCAAGCTTTGGATCGTGCCCGTCAGCTAAAGGCTGCGAAGGAACAGGCCGAGCGCCCAGCCCAGCCGAAGCAGGGTAAAGATCCCCGCGTAGCCGCGTATGCCCAAGAGTGGGTAAAGTCCAACGATTGGTACGACCCGTCCGGCAAGGATGAGGATTCGGCCATCGTGAAGGTGATCGACCAGCGTCTAGCCGCCGAGGGCTTCAACCCGGCAACGGAAGATTATTGGGTGGAATTGGATAACCGGGTGGCTCGCAGGCTTCCCCATCGTTACGGAGAAGATTCTGTGGAAAAACCAAAATCAGCCGCTAAACGTGGCGGTCCGCCGGTCGGTGGTAAGCGCGAATTTGCGCCGCCGTCTACCCGAAAAGAGGTGTATATCAGCCCTGATCGCAAGCAAGCCCTCATTGATGCGGGCGTCTGGGACAACCCAGAGTTGCGTCAACGCTACATAAAGCGTTATGCTGACTACGATCGTAACAATTCTTCTCGCTAAACAAGGGAGCGAGTTATATGAGCGATGAAAGACTGAAGAAAGTTCTTGGCGAAGGTCGTGAGAGTCGCAGCGCGTATGATCGCGCAGCCACTGAGAGCCGCGAGTTGTCAGACGACGACCGAGTTGAGATGTTTCGACAGCAGTTTATTCAGGCCGCGTTGCCTGATCTGCCGAAGATTCCGGGTTACCACACTTGCTGGTTGACCACCACGAACCCTAGAGATTCGATTCAGGCTAGGATTCGGCTTGGATATGAGCCGATTAAACCGGAGGAGGTTCCCGGCTGGGAATACGTCTCCATCAAGACTGGCGAATGGCAGGGGTTTGTTGGCGTCAACGAGATGCTCGCGTTTAAGCTTCCCATGTCGCTGTACAAAAAGTACATGCAAGCGGTGCACTTCGATGCACCCAATGACGAAGAAGCGCGACTGGCCGATACGAATGAGACGTTCAAGGAACAAGCTCAGCGTATGGGTTCAAGAATGGACGAAGGTGACGGCATGTCGGCCATGCGGGAATCCGCTAAGGTTCGCGCTCCGCAAGAGTGGTGACCTAGCAACTTTATTTAGAGGATAACCAAATGCCTTCGACCAGTGCAGCTTTTGGCCTGCGTCCGGCTTTTAGTCCTTCGGGCATCATCCGTCCCGTCGCTATGACTATTGAGTCGGGCTACAACGCCAACATTCTCCAGTTCCAGCCAGTTGTGATTAGTGCCACGGGCAACATTCAGGCTGCTGGTATTAGTACTCCGTTCGTGGGTACGTTCATGGGTGTCGAATTCACCGACACTGATGGCCGTCGCCGCGTGAGCAACAAGTGGACCGCCGGTACTTCGGCGACCGAAATCGTTGCTTATGTCACGACCGATCCCTCCATCGTGTACGAGATCCAAGCGGACTCGTCGCTCGTTGTGGGTGACATCGGTTCCCAGATGGACTTTGACAGCGTTACGGCTGGCAGCACCACCACGGGCCTCTCGCAGGCTATGTTGGACGTTGCTTCCAAGACGACTACGGGCAGCGCTCTCTGCCGTGTTGTGAACCTCGCTCCCGAGGTCAACAATGCGTGGGGTGACGCTTACACCATCGTTCAGGTCCAGATCAGCGAGCACCAGTTCGTCGCTGACCGTGTAGCATTCTAAAGGAGGACTAGAACATGGCAGTCCCAATGCGTAGTACTGACTTTCGTTCCATTGTTGAGCCTATTCTTAACGAGGCTTTCGATGGCGTTTATGACCAGCGTGCTGACGAGTGGAAGCAAGTCTTCGTCCAGCAGCAGGGCATTCCCCGCAACTACCACGAAGAGCCGGTTCTGTACGGGTTCGGCGCGGCCCCGGAGCTTCCGGACGGCACCGCTGTCACGTATCAGGCTGGTGGCGTGCTCTTCTTGCAGCGTTACGTCTACAAGGTTTATGGCCTTGCATTCGCGCTCACGAAGGTGCTCGTGGAAGATGGTGACCACATCCGTATCGGCCAGACCTATGCCAAGCACTTGGCGCAGTCGCTGATCGAAACGAAGGAAACCCTCTGCGCCAACGTGTTGAACCGTGCTTTCACCCCCGGCTACATCGGCGGCGACGGCGTGACGCTCGTTGCGAACAACCACCCGATTGCGGCTGGCACGTTCAGCAACCAGTTGACGACTCCGGCTAACCTGTCGCAGACCTCACTTGAGCAGATCCTCATTCAGATCCGCAACGCTGTTGACAACAACGGCAAGCGCATCCGTTTGAACCCGGAGAAGCTCGTTGTGTCGCCGTCGAACGTGTTCCAAGCGGAAGTGCTCTTGAAGAGCGTTCTCCGTACTGGCACGGCTGACAACGACATCAACCCGGTGAAGTCGATGGGCCTCCTCGCTGGCGGCCAAGCCAACCTCTCGCGTTTGACCTCGACCACTGCTTGGTGGGTGAAGACGGACGCGCCGGAAGGCTTGAAGCTGATGATGCGTCGTGGCCTTGAGAAGAGCATGGAAGGTGACTTCGAAACTGACTCCACGCGCTTCAAGAGCACCGAGCGTTACGCGGTGGGTTGGACCGACCCGCGCACGGTGTTCGGAACAGCTGGCGTTTGACGGGGATCAGTCCAAGTGACTAGAGAGAGGGGGCTTCGGCCCCCTTTCTTTTTGCTTGACTCTGGCATACACTTCTTCCAAGGAGGTTGTTTGTGCCATACGCAGACGAGTTTGCCGGGATCTACAAATTAGTTAACAAGGCTACGGGCACTTGTTACGTGGGTCAGTCGCAGCGCGTTAAAAAGCGCATTCGCGAACATTTCCGTTTGCTTCGGTGGAACAAGCATCCAAATCCAAGGCTTCAACACTCCTACAACAAGTATGGTGCAGACAGCTTTGCTTGGGAGATTGAGGCAAGATGCGAAGACACGGATGACCTTGATGTCATTGAAAACGCATTTCTTTCTGGTGAAGCTTGGTTTGAAGAGCCTGTTTTTTTTAACATTGCCGACTTTGCCAAAGCCCCGATGCGAAACAAACAGCACTCTGAAGAAGTCAGGGAGCGCATTCGGATTGGACGAAGAGCCGCCAAGTTTAACTATCAGTCTGAAGAGTACAGCGCAACCTTAAAGAAGGCTCATCAAGAAAGGCTTTTTTCAGATCCACAATTTGTTGCCAAAATCAAGTTCATAGTAGACAATCCAGACATGTCTTATGCTGAGCGCGGGCGTGCCTTGGGTACTGATACGAGTAGTGTCAGAAAATTTGCGCTCAAGTACGGACACTTAAAGGGAGTTTTATAATGGCTCAGACACGCTTTTCAGGACCGGTTGTTTCCGATAACGGATTTTCCGGCACAATTCTTAGTTCTTCCGCTGTTATCAGCAATCTGACTGTCACCAGCTTGACCATCGGCAGCACGCTGCTCACGAACGGCTCTGTTTCGGGCACGGTCGCTGGCCAGCTCGGTCGCATTCCGGTTCTCATCGGAAGCACCACGCGCTACATCGCCCTGTACGACAGCCTGACGCCGTAATAACGAGAGGGGGGCTTCGGCCCCTCTTTTCTATGTGATTGTGAGGGAAAGCAACCATGCGTCCTATTAGTTTTACAAGATCACAACCGGCGGCAAGCGGCACCAGCGTTGCGGCAGCGCAGCTTCTGAATGCGTCTGGCGTCATTACGCTAAACGGTGCGTTGGTATCGGGTGGCGTTGCCACATTGACGGTGCCTGCGGTGCTGACTGTGTTCAGCGAGAAAACGGCCACGGTGAACTTCGTGGTAACCGGCACGGCTCCTAACGGCGCTTCGCAGACCGAGACTCTGGCCGTAACGGCTTCGGGCACGGTGACCGGATCGCTCTCGTTTGCGACGGTGACAAGCGTTGCAGCTTCGGCTCCGACCAGCGCGACGATTAGTCTTGGCAACGGTGTTCCGGGCTACACGGCTTGGATTCCGCTCGACATCTACACGCCGAACCAAGTCACGAACATCTCGAACAAGGTCAGCGGTACGGTCAACTATTCGGTTGAGTACACGAATGAAGACCCGTTTGATACCAGCATCCAGCAGTTGGCGGTTCCGCATCCGAATGCGAGCTTGACGGCCGCTACGGGTGACGAGACTCAGTTCACGACGACGTTGATGCGTGCGGTTCGTTTGAAGATTAACTCTGGCAACGGATCGGTTCGCTTTACCTGCGTCCAACAATCGACGAAGTAAGCCATGGCTAATAAGAAGATCACAGATCTTTCAGCGGCCACAGCTCTTGGGGGCACTGAACTGTTTGAAGCGGTTCAGTCCTCTACTTCTGTCAAGGCTTCGGCGCAGCAGATCAAGACGTATGTGGGCAACTCGCTCAACATCACGGGCGGTGCTTTTAGTTCCGTCTCGATTAGCAGCAGTTCGCTAGGCTCCGTCACGATTAGCAATGGCGTAGGCAGCTTTAGCTCGCTTAACGTCACGAATGGCGCTATTCCTTACAACACGATCACGAATCGTGCGACTGGACAGTTTGAGTCTCACGTAGACCAGACGGCCACATCGGCTAACGTGGCCTATGTCGTGCAGTTGAACAACGCTGCGCCGTTTAATACGGGCATCACGATTGCGTCGAGCACGAACGTCACGGTGGCTGCGGCTGGGATTTATTCCATTAACGCTAGCATTCAGTTTTCTAACTCTGACACGGCTAACCACCTTGCTACGTTTTGGTATCGCAGAAACGGGAACAACATTGACAACTCCGCTTCTGTAATTTCGGTTCCAAAGTCAACAGACGGCGGAAAAACACTGGCTCAGGTTACGATTTTTGAATCGTTAAGTGTCAGTGACTACGTGCAGTTGGTCTGGTCTACGGACAACACCACCATCCGATTGGATTACTCTGCTGCTTCCGGTGTGATTCCAGAAGTTCCCTCGGTCATCTTCAACATGACGAGAATCGGCTGATGAAGTGCAAGGGCGACTGGTCAGACTGGCAGATGTACTCCAAGGGCGGAGCGGCTAAGAGTCCCGCTTGGCAGCGCAAAGCCGGAAAAAATCCTGAGGGCGGTTTGAACGAAGCCGGTCGGCGATCGGCAAAGGCGCAGGGGATGAACCTGAAGCCGCCGGTTTCTGCGGGGCAGGCTAAGAAGTCCCCGAAGGCTGCGGCGCGACGTAAATCGTTCTGCGCCAGGATGTCTGGCATGCCGGGTCCGATGAAAGATGACAAAGGCAGACCGACGCGAAAAGCGTTATCTTTGAGGAAATGGGACTGCTAGATGGGTGACTATAAGCGCCAGCACCAAATGCCTGCGCGGTATTTTGAGAGCTGGGGTCGGGATGAAGATGTGGAGCGCGGACGACGGTTTAATCCGAAGAAGCGCAAACTGAAAGATGCAGGTCGCGAAAAGCGACGGGAGCAAGAACATGGGCGTTAAGTATCTTAGAGATTTTGAGTTCCCGTCGGCTGGCGGGTTCCACGGTTCCAACAAGATGCCAAGCAATGTTGGAAAGGCCACTGGTGCTCCGCGTATGGCATCGATGCCAAAGGTCGGCAAGGGACAGGGCTACGCCGAGGGCGGTCGTGTTCCGGGTTACGACATGGATCGTTTGCCTGCTAAGAAGCCGCCGGGTCGCGGTATGGACTTAGCTCCGTCAAAGCCGTTTAAGGGCAAGTATGAGGGCTACGCTGACGGTGGCCTTTCTACCGTCAAAGCCGCTCTTGCTCGCGGAAAGGCTGCTAGCGAAAGGGGTAAGGCTGAACTTGCTAAGACGGCTGCGCTTCGTCAGAAGATGGGTGTTAAGCCGCGAGGTAGCGGTGTAAAACTTCCAAGCGAAAACTTGGTTCCCGGTCGTGGTAAACCCGCGATGATTTCTCCTGCCGCTAAACGCGTTGAGTACATTGCTAATGAAACCGGTCAGTACGATCCGTCGCGTGGTTCTGGCGCTGGAGCAGTCATGATGCCCAGTGTTGAAGGCCAAATGCAGCAGGTAAGCACGAGTCCTTTGAAGCCATACGCCAAGGGCGGCAAAGCCAAGGGCAAGAAGATCGCCAAGGTCATGCGCGAGTACAAGGAAGGCAAACTGCACTCAGGCTCCAAGAAAGGTCCTGTGGTGAAGAACCCGAAGCAAGCGATGGCGATTGCGCTGTCGGAAGCCGGTGCTAAGAAGAAGGCCGAAGGCGGCCTGACCAGCTACGAAGAGTCCGGTAGTGCCGGTGGTAGCAACGTCAGCTTCAAAGAGGCTTTCCGCAAGGCTCGCGAGCAAGGACTCAAGGAGTTCTCGTGGAAGGGCGACAAGTACTCGACTAAAGTTAAGGAAGAGACAAAGCAAGAGGCCAAGGTTGAGGAAAAAGCCCCGAAGGCCGAGATGGGTCGCAAGGGTCCTGAGTCGCGTGGTGGCAAGCGCAACGTAACCGAGATGTCGGAGTACAAGCGCGAGCGCAAGATGGAGTTGCCGAGCGATCGCAGCACCAGCTTCCGCAGCGAAGCCGAAGAGACAGGCATGTCGGCGTCGGAGCGTGCTGAGAAGGCGCGTGGCTACGCTGAGAACCTGATGAACGTGGCTGGTGCTGGTGCGCTGCTGCGTGCTCCTGCTAAGGCGGCTGCGAAGTCGCTGATGCGCAAGGGCATGGAGTTCGTTGGCGGCCGCAAAATGAAGAAAGAGGCTGCTGAGACTGCTGCTCGTAAGTCCACTCCGGAATACAAGGAGAAGGCGGCGCAGATGGAGAAGTTTGCCGAGCAGATGCGTGCGCGTCAGAAGATGGGTGCGCGCTATGAAGACGGCGGCTACGCCAGCAAGGGACCGAAGACTCGCTACACAGCCGCCAAAGGACGCCGTCAGTCTAAGGAGCGCGCCATGGAGCGTTGGGCCGAGCAGCGCATGCGCCATGCTGAGGCTTACGCACCTGGCGTAGACCCGGATATGAAGTCCAAGGGCGGAATGCCGGTGCATCGCCGTAAGCCGATGTATGGCGGCGGTAAATGCTAAGATAGCTTCCGTGTAGTCAGAGGGGTCTGCTCGGTGCAGTAGACCATGGCGCAAGAGGGACCCTGATGGCGACTTCCGGTACAGTTTCGACGACTCAGTTCACGACGAGGCAGGTCATTGACCATGCCTTTAGGCGTTGTCGTCTGGGCGCGCAGCAGATCACTTCCGAGATGATCGACGTTGCGAACGACCAGCTTTACCTGATCCTGTCTAATCTCGCGAACCGGGGCGTTCAGCTCTGGTGTATTGAGAAATTGATTATGCCGCTGTACGAGGGCAATGGCGCTGTGACGCTGCCGTTGGGTACGGTGGATGTTCTCAATACTAACTTGCGCACTTTGCAGGAAGTTACTGGCACCGAGACGACTAGCTCGACTACGGTCACGATGGTTGTCTCTGGTGGCACGACGCTGACGACGGTTGGCATTTTGTGGAGCGCAGCGGCTGTTCCGTTTGTTATTGAGCAGTCGGTTACTGGATCTACTTGGACTTCGGTTCCGACCGAGGAAAGCACCACGGCTCCGACTCAGGTAGCTGGCGAGTGGCTCTGGGTAGACTTCAACGCTACGACCACCAACAACTATTTCCGCGTTCGTGCTACGAGCGGGACCCTATCGGCCACGGATGTCTATTTCGGGAACACGCCCACAGAGATCCCTATTGCGCGATTGAATCGCGATGACTACACGGCGCTGCCCAACAAGTTCTTCCTTGGCCGACCTTTGCAGTTCTGGTTTGACCGTCAGTTGAATCAGCCAATTATGCATTTGTGGCCGGTACCGAATGCGGCTGCGGAAACTCAGCAAATCGTGTTGTGGCGACATCGCTACATTCAGGACGTTGGCACCATGACGCAGGAACTGGATGTTCCGCAGCGTTGGTTTGATGCCATCGTCGCGTTGCTCGCTTCGAAGCTGGCCGAAGAGACGCCGGAAGTCGATGCGCAGTTGATGCCGATTTTGGAAGCCAAGGCCGAGAAGGCGCTGGCACAGGCCGAGAACGAGGAGCGGGACAACAGCCCAATTTACTGGGCACCGTTGATTAGCCCGTATACCCGATGAGTTTATTTTTAGATACACGCGGACTAGCTTGGGCGGGAATTGGAATTTGCGACCGTTGTAGTCGGAAGTTTCCGATTGGCGAGTTGATGCCGGACCCGAACTATCCGGGTTTGCGCGTGTGTCGAGTAGATGTTGACGAGCTTGATCCGTACCGGCTTCCGGCTCGGCAGACTGAACGCATTACGTTGCCGTTTGTACGGCCCGATGTCTCGGTAGCGACAGATCCGGCTGGCTTGATCAGCGAAGACGGTAACACGTTTGTTACTACCGAAAACTTTGACGATTACGTGGAGCCGTAAAAAGCATGTCAAACGTCCCCACAAATTTGATTCCGACACGAATTACGCAGCTGCCCGAAGCTCCGGTTGCGGACCCGGCTGGCTATTTCCCGATTGTTATTTCGGGCACGACCTACAAGGTTCAGTTCAGCCAGATCCAAGGTAACGTCGAGGTTCCGGCTTCGCGTCGTGTTGATACGGGAACTGGCTTAACTGGCGGTGGTTCGCTGTCTGCAAACCTGACGATTGCGGTAGCTAACGGTGGCATCGGAAACGATCAACTGGATACCACGGGTGTGGCTGCTGGAACGTATGGTTCTGGCTCTGCGATCCCGGTAGTGACGGTGAACTCCAAGGGCCGCGTTACTAGTGTCAGCACATCAGGGATTTCCATCTCGGGCTATGTGCCTGATAACCGCCAGATCGTTGCAGGTGCTGGCCTTGCTGGTGGCGGTAACCTGTCGGCGGATCGCACGCTGTCGATTGCGTATTCGAGCACGATCCCGTCTGCGCTTGGCTCGCCTTCGGCTGGTACGGTTGAGAACCCGGCACGAGCGGATCACGTTCACCCGGCGGTTGATCTGAGCGATGGATCGGAAACATCTGGCGTTCTCCCGATGGGTCGCGGTGGTACTGGCTCAGCCATGGCTCCGGTTGCCGGTGCAGTTGTTTACTCCAGCGGAACTAATTTTGATCTTACGACGGTTGGCTCACCGGGACAGGTACTGTCTTCAAATGGCGCTGGCGCACCGACTTGGTTAACGATCACGGGTGCCGGTACGGTTACAAGTGTCGATGGCTCTGGCGGTACAACGGGGCTGACGGTTTCTGGCGGTCCTATTACGGCTGCGGGAACTTTGACGCTTGGCGGTACGCTCGCGATTAGCGCAGGCGGTACGGGACTTGGCGGTACGGCGACCAATGGTCAGTTGCTTATCGGCAACGGCTCTGGGTACACGCTGGCGGCTTTGACGGCTGGTACTGGCGTATCGGTCACGAACGCGACTGGCTCCATTACGCTGGCTAATACGGCTCCGGATCAGACGGTCGTCATTACCAGCGGCACAGACATTTCTGTCACTGGAACATACCCCAGCTTCACGATCACTAATACTGATCCGGACCAGTCGGTCACGCTGACTAATGGCACGGCCATTTCTGTAACGGGAACGTACCCGAGCTTCACGATTACCAATACGCTGCCGGACCAGACGGTTGTCTTGACTGCTGGCACGAACATCTCCGTCAGCGGCACCTACCCGAGCTTCACGGTTACCAACAGCTCGACGGCTGATGTAGTGGGTCCGGCTGGTGCGACGAGCGGGGCTATCTCGCTGTTCGATGGAGCCACGGGCAAGCTGCTAAAGAACTCCGTCATCACGATCAATGGCTCTGGCGTTATCAGCAACGTCAACACGCCAAACACCGGCACCGATGCTGCGAACAAGCAGTACGTGGATGATCTTGCGAGCACGGGCTTGCACTATCACGAGGCAGTGGTTCTCTCCACTTCGCCGGGGTCTTCGCGTACTGACACGTACAACAACGGCACGGCTGGTGTTAGCGCCACGCTGACTTCGGTTGCTAACGGGACGCTGGTCATCGACGGCACCGTAGCCTCGGCCACCATCCGCGTGCTGATTCAGGACTGCTCGAACCCGGTTGGAAACGGCGTCTATGTCGTGACCAATGCCGGTAGCACCAGCGCCCAGTATGTAATGACCCGCTCCTCGGATGCGGACACCTACATTGAGCAGTCAACAGTCGGCTTGGACGCGGGTAGCTACTTCTTCACGACTGGCGGCACGAACAACAAGGGATCTGCTTGGGTCAACACCAATAGCGGAACCATTACCTTCGGCTCGACGGCGATCTCGTTCTCGCTCTTTAGCAACTCGCAGGTTTACACGGCTGGCAACGGCCTGAGCCTGACGGCAACGGTGTTCTCGCTGGAGACTCCGGTTAGCGTGCTCAATGGCGGCACTGGACAGTCATCCGCCGCGACCAACGGGCAATTGCTCATTGGTAATGGCGCTGGCTTTAATCTTTCGACCCTGACTCAGGGATCTGGCGTCACTATCACCTCTGGCACCGGCAGCATCACGATTGCCGCGACAGGCTTGGGTGGTACGGTTACCAGTGTTGACGGATCTAGCACGGTCAGCGGGTTTACGCTGTCTGGCGGTCCAATCACAACCAGCGGTTTGTTGACGCTGGCGGGAACCTTGTCTATTTCTAACGGCGGTACTGGGGCATCTACGCAGTCTGGCGCTAGAACGGCGCTGGGTTTGGGTACAATGGCAACCCAAGATGCCAATAGTGTTTCAATAACTGGCGGTTCGATTGGAAGCAGCGTTCTCGTGAACCTGACCAATTCAACGGGAACTATTAGCGGAGGCACCTACTAATGCCCACGATTCTTTTGAAGAAAAGCGATACCGCGAGTGCGGTCCCGACAACGGCTAACCTGACCAATTTGGCAGGCGGCGTTGAAGTTGCTGTTAACACGGCAGACAAGCGCATGTTCACTATGACTTCCGCAAGCGCGGTGGTTGAGTTGGGCACGAACCCGAGCAGTTTGACGCTTACCGGCGGCACGGCCAACGGCGTGTTGTATCTGAACGGCAGCAAGGTGGCGACGAGTGGGAGTGCGTTAAGTTTTACGGGGTCGCTGCTAAAAGTTGGAAATCCAACTAACGCGCCGAATACAAATTTGAGCGGAAACCTTTTGCAAGTTAAATCTTCGTCGGGATTCTCTTATCTGACGATGGGTAATGGAGACGGAGCGGACAACAATACTTACATTGGGTCTGCATCATCCATTACTACTTTTGGAACGGTGACGGACGCTGGCAGTACAAGCGAACTCATGCGCCTCACCAGCACCGGGTTAGGCATCGGCACGAGCAGTCCGGCGTATAAGTTGGATGTTGCAGAGTCTGGCGCACCAACAAGCACAAACACTTTCAGCGTTGCAAGAATTTCTGGTAGTGATTCAGTCGCTAATGACTTGACCTTACTTGGCCCAAATACGTCTCAAGTTCGCATTAAATTTGGCGACCCTGAAAGCGCCACTATTGGTGAGGTTGGGTATAACCACTCTACAAACTCTTTGCGTTTTGTAACCAATGGAGCGGAGGCAGGAGTTTTTGAC